CATCTGATGGCCAAGACCGCCAAAGGTCTGCCGACTGCCGCCCGGAACACCTATCTCTGGGAGAAGGTCACGGAGCGCATCAGCGGTCAGCCAGTGCAGCACTTTGTCACGCACCATATGCAATGGGGCATTGACCAAGAGCCGGTTGCCCTTGCCGCGTATGAAGCCAAGACCGGGTTCTCCGTGTCGCCAATGGGCTTTGTGCGCCACGCCACACTGGCTACCGGGTGCAGCCCGGACGGAATCGTGGACATGGACGGGTTGCTGGAAATCAAATGCCCCAGCACCGTGACGCACCTGCAGACCATAAACAACGGCATGGACAGTGATCACATGGCGCAGTTGCAAGGCGGGATGTGGTTGCTGAACCTGCAATGGGCGGACTTCGTGAGTTACGACAGCCGTCTGCCGGCGCAGTACCAGCTCTATATCCAGCGGGTTCCCCGCGACAACGACTACATTCTGCGACTGGAAGCCGAGGTGATTGGCTTTCTGTCTGACCTCGAAATCACCCTGAACAAAATTAAGGAAAACATCTGATGAACGCAATCGTTTCACTTGGCGACATTGAGCGCATGGCGCACGCCGTGTCCAAGTCCAACCTGTTTGGCGTCAAAACGGTTGACCAAGCAATCGCTCTGATGCTTGTGGCTCAGGCCGAGGGTATGCACCCGGCAATCGCTGCCACGCACTATCACGTTATCAATGGTCGCCCGACCCTCAAGGCCGACGCGATGCTGTCGCGGTTTCAGGCTGCGGGTGGCACGGTTAACTGGAAGACCTACACGGACGCCGAGGTGACTGGCACGTTCTCGCACCCCGCAGGCGGTCGCGTCGATATCACTTGGACGGTTGCCCAAGCGCAGACTGCCGGGCTGACCAAGAACCCCACTTGGCGGCAGTACCCCCGCCAGATGCTGCGGTCGCGTTGCATCAGCGAAGGCATCCGCACCGTGTACCCCGGCGTCACGGTTGGCGTCTACACGCCGGAAGAGGTGCAGGACTTTGCGCCCGAACCTCCGCGCATGGCGCAGATGGCAGAGCCGCGAATGATTGAGATGGTTTCCTCCGACATGGAACTGGAAGCCGTGCTGCGGGCAATCGCTGCGGCAACCACCGTGGAGGAACTGCGCGAGGTGTGGCGCGACATCAAGCGCCTGCCGGAAAGTGACAAGTCGGCGGCAACCGCTGCCGGTATGGCCCGCAAGGGCGAAATTGAAGGGGAAGCAAATTGAATCTGATCACGATTGCTGGGCGTCTCGGTAGCGAGGCGGTTC